CCAAACTCTGCTTGATTGATCTGAGCAATTGCAGACTTGATGGCATCCTTAACAAGGGCATGTACACCTCTTACTGAAGCAAAGTCAGCATCAGCTATCTCAACTTCATTTAAACGTCTTAGGACTTGATTACAGAGAGATATATAAGTAGTAGGCATGACATTCCTTTAGCGGAGGGTTAGGGGCCAGCTATTAAGCCAGCCCCTTACTTATTAGGCTAGATAGTCACGATCTACTTCATCAGGACCTTCTACCCCTGTATCAGTTACATCCATCAAGATAGCATAAACACGGATTTTGCCCGTGGTGAGTGCTGTTCCTGATTGAGTAGCCAATTTAACGTCAATCGTTTCTGCAGCTACAGCCAACAGTGGGTTATAGGCAGCAGCAGGAATAGCGAACGTGCCAGCCGCTGTACCACTGTCTGCGTCAAAGCCATCGACAAAACAATCAACGTCAACGCCTGTACCTAAATCAAGCGTAGTAGTGCCTGATGAAGCCACGGTATCTACTTGTATACCTGCGTTGAGGATTAATGTTCCAGCAGGAACCGCAATGACAGGGATGATATCGTTTGCGGCGAGAGCCGAACCTTTATCAGTTAATGCCGTAGCATAGTCCACAATAGTTTGGACTAAGTACGGACGCCTACCACGCGAGGACGAACCCCGTGCGGCAGCTAGAGTGTTATCTCCTAAAGACATAGTTTTTGCTCCTTATGCAGCGTTATATTTTGCAGTTACAATGGCTTCAGGACGAAGAATTTTCGATCCGTAAACCTGCATACCCCGGACAATATCAGCGAATGAATCTGGGTCGCGATATGTTTCGGTTTTATTGATTTGCTCCGCAGTAGCGATAGCAGAATCATGTCCAGCGACAATAACGCCAAAGTTAGTAAGCTGGTTAGCCGTACCACTTGTCCCGGAACCAGTACCAACTGCAGGCAAATTGCTGCTTGAGTACATACGGAAGCCGTGGAAGTTCTTAAGAACAAGACCATTACGAAGGCCACCAGATTCACCGAAATCAGCATTCATAAAACGTGAATCCTCGTCTGCGAGGAGTTCCATGAACACAGGGTCAACACAAAGCCATCTACCTTGTGTATCTACCTGCTGTTGATCCATCAGGCGCTTCATACGTGCAACAACCATTGCTGGTGATGCTGTAGCTGTTGGAAGTGCAGTAGCACCCGGTAAACGTGCGGCTAAAGGAATTGAGTGATCTCCAGCGGAAGATGTAGTAATATTCCCAAAATTTCCTTTATTTAGCTGCATGGATGCCAAAAGTTCATTGTCCCCAGCAGTGGTAACAGCTTTATCGCCACGGGCTGTAGTGTTCAGCGCATTTGCTGAAGCGTGGATTGCAGACTGCTTATAACCAGACAGATAACCTAGTACGTCTTGGTCAAACTGGTCTGCTAAACGATATGCTGCACGATCAACTGCTAACTGCATGAAATTTACGTGGGAATGCGCTTCCTCAATATCATCGATCTTAAAAGCAAAATAATTCGCTTTGTCTACAACCAAAGAATAGTCTTCGTCATCCAAATCTTGTGGATTAATGGTTGTGCCACGGGCATAAGCCTGTACACTGATCTCTGGCTCTTTTATAATTTTTACGGTATCACCTTGGCTAGAAATTTCGCCAAAATAATCTGAATTAGAAATATCCCCTACTACAGTTGCTTTGCGAAAGCCAAGCTGAACTTTTTTGCTATAGATAATACTTGAAAAATTACCGTTGGGCAGATTATTATGCCCTGATGCGGATTGAAATGCCATTATGATTTCTCCTGAATGAAACAGCATGATTATTTAATCTCTATAGGAACGTCCTGTAGAGACAGCTAGATCAGACAATTAAAACTATAGTGTCAGTCCAAGTAAGAGTGGCCTACTGTATTACAGTCATCTTAAATGTATCATACTGTGATACGTCAAACTGCTATACTGAGAAGGGGTCTCAGTGGTCCGGTAAACTTTGGTTTTAGTATTATCTGGGGGGTGTTCGTAGGGTGTACTTCTACTAACTAGTAGTGTCCTACGATATTGTTGATTGATGTAAGTGTATCAATAGGATCATTATACCATGATAAGATACTTACTGCAATAGTTAATTACTATAGATGTCCCCTGAAGGGAACATCCTTAGGATACAGCTAAATGTCAAAGTCGTCAAGTAGCTGTATCACTTTTTATTAAATTATCTTGCAGCACCTGATACATCGTAAGAAAACTTGCCTGATCGGATCGACTCGTTAATAGCCTCTTCGTTCTGGGCAAACTCCTGCGCCGTCATCTTAGATACAAAACTCTCTGAGAAAGTAGACTTGTTATTAGAAGACGGTGCAGACTTAGAGGTACGTCCTACAGCCTGTGCAGCGCCCCGTGTGTTGCCCTTCTTGCCTTTATCAGACTTGTACAAGTCAATAGTGCGAGATGCCCACGTAGCGTCTGTATTGTTCTTATACACACTGTCTTGTAAGGCTGAGGGCTGCAAAGAGACCCATTCGTGGAATGCAGGATCACTACGGATTTGAGCAAAGTCTGGATGTAGCTGCATAAGAGTTTGTTCAGCACCTTTTTTATTAAGGCTCTTTTCAAACTTCTCTACTTGCTCTAGACGTTTTTCTCCTTCTGCTAATACTTCGTTAGCTCGTTTACGGGCAATAGTATCAACAATTTTTGCAACTTCTGGGTACTTAGCGGACCATGCGTCAACTTCTTCATCGGACTTAGGAAACTTAATTTGTTTTCGAGTAGCTGCGTCAAGTTGTTTCTTAACGTCTTCAAGTTCAGTATCCTTTTGGTTTCGAATAGTCTGAATATGCCTCTGGATATCTTGATACCGTTTTTTGTAGGATTCCTCCTCAGCATCTAGAGTTGGTTCATTGGAACTTTGTTCCATTTCCTCAGCATATGAAAGTTGGTCGTCATCATTTTGTTCGCGTCTATATTTACTCATAAGTACCTCATTTGGGTCCAGTTATACTGGGTATCCATGTTAAACCATGTATGCGACTGTTTTCTTTTGTCGGACACTAGGCAATTTTGATGTCTTAGGATAAGATTTCTCATCCTTTTCATCATCTAAATGGTCATCTACTTCTACAGCAGCGACCTCTACATCAACGTCTTCTACGTCAATATCCTCTTCCTCATCCTCTTCAGGATCAGGCTCTTCCTCTACTTGCTGGATAAGGCCTTCCATGTTCATAGACATCAGGCCCATCTCAGCTTCTGACTGCAATTCCATAATGTGCTTTAAGCCATGCCATTTTACAACATTAGCTGGAAGGACATACTCATCCGTACTAATCTTAGCGTCAATATCGTCTCGTACATTCTCTGCAGAAGAACCAATTGGGATAGGGTTACCAGAAACTTCATCAAAGCCCATAAGACCTTCCATCATGTCACCACCAAAGGCCATACCGCCATGATACGCCTGTACTGCGTCACCTTCTGTGACTTCTTCGTCAACATTCTTCTGAACAGCCATACCAATTTCTCTTTCGCGGGTAGTTAACTCCTCATCCCCGTTTGTATCTGCTTCTGATTCGTCCAATTGGAATTTCTTCTTAGCCATTTCTAATCCTTCCGGTGTGGTAATGCCTTTGTTTGTGGTTGCAAATCCGCCAAGACCAAATTCCATATCTTCTGATACAGGGGACAACATACCCCTAGCTTCTTCCGGTGTGGTCTGGTCATTCATCTCAAGGTGAGCCTCAGTGTCTAATGCCTGTAGCCTAGCCCTGCCTTCTTCACTGGCTTCGTCACTAGGCCAAGAAATTCCACTATCCATAGCGTTCTCTATGGCAGTAGCATCGTCTACAATCTCTCCGTTCCATACAGTAGGGATCAAAACTTCCATGCCATCAATCTCTACAATGATTGTTTTTACGGTAGACAGAGTTCCATCAGCATTCTCAACTGCATTGCCATTAGCAATATTTTCGTAGTGATGCTTTGTAATAGGGTCCATTACTATGCTCCTAGAGGGCTAACTAAC